TCTCCGCCACTTTCCTGATGTACATACACTTCTATATAATCATCTACAGATAGGTCTAAGTTAGCCTCCATCTGCATGGTAGGAACACCAGTGTTAGCCCCGGAATCATAGGCAATAAAATAGTTGGCATATCTGACAGCACTGCCATTCAGGTAAAGACTAACGGCATTATCGTATAGTACATTACCTGTAAGTTTCAAAGCAAAGTAGAAGTGATACTTACCAGCCAGATCACAGGTAAATTTATCTGAGGCAAATACACCGCCAGTATCCCATTCTTCCGTGGGCCAAGTAACCTTAGTTTGGGTTCCAGTGACTACGCCAGTTTGATTTGTTCCGCCCTTGGTTACCGAGAA